AAAGTAGGTGTTATAGTTTTAGTTGGTGTTATAGTTTGAGTTGGCGTGATTGTTTGTGTTGGTGTAATTGTTAAAGTAGGTGTAATTGTTGGTGTTGGAGTAGGAGTTGAACTTGTTTCCGATGCAGTTCCACCACTAAAATCACAATAATTTAAAACTTGATTTGCAGTACCACCACTAAAATCACAATCATACGGCTCATTGAATTCTATTGTTATAACTTTAAAAATTAAATCACCTATAGTACAATCATTATATCCATATTTGTGTGATTTAAATCTTATTTTCTTTACACCTGATTCATCTGTAAAAATTTCATAAGAAAATATATCAATTGTTGTGTATCCAGTTGTACCTCCAGTTGCATTTGTAATACTATTTAGAATTTCAAATGGTGAATTTTCATTTACATAATCAATAACATTTTCTGTTGCCGTCAACCATAAAGATTGAAGTTCGTCGATATCGGGATTTAAACTAAAATCGGTTGTATCTGGCGGACATGTATTATATAATTGTGCACTTGTACCTGTAATTGATGTACAACCACTTAATAAAGCATAATGATCTGGATTATGTGTTTCACCTGAATATGTAACACCATCAATCTCAAATGCAGGATAAAATCTTACAGAACCATTTTTGTTTGTATCGGTTTCCCCAATATCACCATATATTGAATCACTAACATCATCTCTAATTTCTTCAATTATTGTATAAAAATCGGGATACAAATCTTCCACAATTTCAACCGGTTGACATGGTTTTATGTATTTGTATTTCGGTCTACCGAATATATTGTTCTCAATTAAATTACCACCAGTCCATAGTGTTGTGGCGGGAATAATCTGATCCAAAACTTTTGTCCAATATGGACCCATTTTGGAAATAAATTCATTCACATCAGGATAATTGTATGATGTAAATCCTGTAGATGATACATAATCTTGAAAAATATCTTCAAGTTTTATATAGTTCTTTTTGTATTTTATTGTATGGGAATTAGTTATCTGAGTACTCATCATTCTATCCACATACTCGGCAAAAGTTACCCCTGTTTGCGGTTCTAATGTTTGACTACCAAATGATATTTCTAATTCTCTTGATTTTCTCCAAATATCATAGTTAATAGCCTTTGCAGATGATAGATAAACTTCTATATTTTTTCTATTGAAAATAAAAGAACCATAATTATCCGCAACTTGTCTTTGTCTATTATCTACTTTACCAACAATATCATAACCTGTATCTAAACCAGGTAGACTTCTGAAAACGTCAAAATAATCTTCACCATAGGTAAAGGATTTATTTTTTGTTTTTATTGTTTTGGTTCTTCCTGTAAGAACCGAATTTTCGGTATCGAGTATATCAACGGACCTATGGTCTAATGTTATATCATACCAACCGGCACCCTTTTGGAAAAAAACATTTGATGATTCATCATAAGCCGTTTTTGGAAATTTTGTTCCTTCTTCAACAGGATACGAATCCAATGTGAATGTTGTTGAACCAGTTATGGATTCTACTTGATATGTAAACCCACTTTGTACAAATGTTGCAACATTAATTTTTTTTGTACCAGAAACAACATCATATATGTCACCATCTAAATCAAACGATTTTGGAAATGAGGTGATTTGATAAACAAACTCATTAATTTTAATCATTGGTTCAGGTGCACCTAAAAATCTTAAGAAAAATTCAATAGATGAACGGGTACCCTTTGATTTATATATGTGAGATAAATTGACTAATAATCTTCTGTAGAATTCATATTCAGCATCAACAATTGTTTTACCAACCGCTAATCCTGAGTATTGATCATCTTGTCTAGTATATAATAATTCTTCAAGTTTTTTCTCGTCGAATAAATTAACCGTAGATAAACCGAGTGTATTTGAAAGATTTTTTAAAAGTATATCGGGTAAGTTGTTAATACCATCATAACTTACATTTCTCATGTAAGCAATGTTCTCAATATATTTTTTTACTCTATCAAAACTATGTCCATATAATTGGAATATCGACTCCGCCTTTTTGTCTTCAGTATCAAATTCAAAAAGTTGTGGTGATGTCATAAATCTAACAAATAAATTAGATTTGTAATCATCCACTTGTTCCGCAATTTCAGACAAGTCTCTTATGTAGATATCGAACTCAAGACCAACTATTTGTATGTTCCAATTGTCTTTTGAAAGTGGCCATGTAATTTCCACCTCAGATAAAACCGTATCAGATTTATCAATACTATCCCTCGGTATTGTAAACGTTGCGGTGTATTTTGGACTTGTTTCTCTATTTAATAAACTTTCTTCTAATTCATCTATATTGTAAAAAAATTCTTCAACCAATCCATCGTTAGGTCTGATTAAAACATTTTCACTATAGTTTGAAGAATTAAAAGGTTTACCTTTTACTTTTAAAATTACTATTTTATCACTATCGGGTTCTGTATATGATACAATATCATATGTTACACCACTTATTTCAATAACATATTTTGTAAATGAGGAATAAAAATTTCTTAATTTATTTGTGGTATTTGGTTCGACCTGACTATTCGGTTTAACGAAAACAACATCCATTGGGTTGTACAATCTACCGTAATCAACTTCAAGTTGTGTTGTGTTTAAACTAACATCATATGATATATTATCAACAGTGTAGTTTGAATTTCTTACTGAACTATTTTTATCAATTAAAAAAGCTGCAGGATATTTTTGAATAATGTTGGTTACGGAAACAGCAATTCTGTTTTTTAACGAACCAAATAAAGACTTGTTTGCGTCGTCTTTTGACCCTCTAAACTTTACCTCTTTCTTTCTTGATTCTGATACTGATACCTCATCTTCGGATTTATATTTTTCGTCCTTAATATCATCTAAGGTTAAAAAATCTGAAAACTGACCCGATCTAAAAGTTTTTACATCTCTATCGGGAATCGTCCTATCAATGGCGAAGTTCGTATTAGTCAATTGGCTAGTACCGTCGGTAATCTGTCTACCGACTAAACTATCGCTAAATGTTTCTGCGCCACTTGCCGCTTGACTTGGAACTTTTCTTCTTGCCATTATTGAGTAATATCATCGAAGTTTAATGTCTCGTCAATATCTGTTTTTTCCTCCCTAACCTCAAATAAGGTCTCATTAAATTCATCCTTAACTTCATATAGGTTGTACTGTTTGTAGATATCGTTATTATTATCATAAATGGTGTAGATGCCAGAAGAAACCGCTTTAGTTTGGTTACCATATAGTGCGTGTGCCAATGTGGACGCATCGTGTTCTACCATTTCAATCTCCACCGTGGTAGGATTAAAAAAAGTATTTGTCATAATAATATTCTGTCCTGGTTCCCCGATAAATGGTACTACATTCGGTCTACTTGACGGTGCGGACGATGGTGTGACAGTTAAAAACATCAAATTAGTTGTTGTATTACTATATTGATATCTAATTGCTTTTTGTGTTGTACTAGTTAAATTAGATACCACAGGTGTACAATAAAAAGAAGATGTTACTATTCTATAAAAATTTGGAATCTTACTCGAATCATCATTTAAGTATTCTATTCTATACCCAACTAAACCTTGTGGGGTAAATTTACCTCTATCCGCAGTGGGTACGTTTGATAAATCAATTATTAAACCTCTAACCGAAGGTAATGAAGCTAAAATTCCGCAATCTGTTATTGATAGTCGTATTTGTTTTGGTCTTATGTGTAGTGTGTAAACACCTAAATCAGAAAAATTAGATGAACTAAGTTTTAAATTGTATAAACCACCTAAAATTTCGTTACCAGATGCGCTTCCGTCATCCGATGTGTCTGTATCATTATTGTGAAAAATAGGTGTCAAAATATCCTCGGAAGATAACTTTGTGAGGGAAACATCTGACGTTGATAATCTATTTGGTACATAATGCAGGAATATATCCACATCTGATGGGGACACGTCTGCTGGTCTTATTGTTCCGTAACTACCTACTGCCATAACTTTTATTTATAAATATAATTTTTATTGTTTTCTGATATTAAAATATCCATTTCCATATATAGACAATTCACCTGTATTATCAATTTCACTAAGTCTTAGTGTTCTCTCTAAAACACCTTGTTTTCCTCTCTCAACAAAAATGTCAGAATATACGGTTGGGTCATCAACGAACCCTAAAAAGTGTTCGTTTCTTGTAATCATGTCTCGTATAATTTCATCCGCACGTATTTCTTCTTTGGTGAATCCTGTTGTGTTACCAGTAATTAATGTTGTCCCATCCTCATAATCCCTATAAGTTAAAGTTGTTACTACATCATCATTTACGTTACTTGTTAATCCGGTATATGTGTATGTAAAACTATATCCTGTATATGATAAAATTGACCCATCCTCGAAAGTTGTTGTATCAATTGTTGTGTCAAAATATGTTGTTGCCCCATATCTTCTTTTTTCTTCTAATCTACTACCACCTATACCTAAGTAAGTGAATCCCGTATAATTACCAAATACATTATTATATACATTATTTGTGTACCCCGTTGGTGGATTATATTCTAAATCGTTTAAATAGTCTTGTGTTCTACCACTTTGTAAATAATATTCTATTGGTTCCGTATTATAATAAGGTAAGTTTGTACCTGTATAAGTGTAAGTACCAATTAAATCTTGTGTCAAATTTTTTGGTACACTAATTTGTTTATTTATTTTTTGTTTTAACCACGGTGCGTCAAGTGTAATAGATATTGTATATCCTGTTGTGGTTGATGGGTAAGTATGTACAATAGTTGGAAAATTTGTACCGACTATTCCACTATTTACGGTCAATCCAGATGTGTTTCCATCCCCCCATTTTATTGTAAAAGTTTGTTCTAAAATACCTCTAAACGCATCAGGATTAACTGTATTATATATTTGAATTGTATAACCTGTTTGTGTATATGAAAAATTACATAATTGTTCGACTTGTTGAATATTCCCATCAAATCCCACCATTACACCCATTTCATCAACTGTCGATTCTAAAAATATGGGTAAAAAGAAACTATCAAAATTTTTGGCACTAACTTTATTCAAATATTCCGTATCGGTCTCAGTGCTTAGTTTTGTTGGTGCGGGTTCAATTAAATTCCATCTACCTGTTATTGGTGTGTTCCATTTATAGTACCCAGTTGTTACGGTTCCTCCCGTTAAATTGAAAACAATGTCACCAGTATTTGGTCCAATATAGATACTACCACTAGTCCATGGAACTAATTTACCATTTTCATCATACCAATTTTGACTTGTTAATGAAACAAGTTTAGTGGTATTAATGTGTTTTTTTAATATTTCGTATCTATTCTTTTTCATTAAGTTTTTCTTTCAAAAAAAATTATTGGGTCATTAGATTCACCAATTCTACTTCCTGTGGTTCCACTATATCTATAAATTTGATATGAATAATCCGATTTATTAATAACCATTTTATAATACATGTTTGAACTCTCGTTAACTTCGGTTGTAAGATTTGAAGTGACAAAATCGGTAATTGATCCATCTTCAGCATTAAAAAATTTTGCGGTCATATAAAAAGTATCACCCGTCAATGTTTCCTCATTCAATGCACTATCGTCTTGAAACCAAAAAAAATACATATTTTCTTTATTTCTATAGTTTGAACCCATAAAAACAGGTTTAAAAATATAATCGTTAAGTACAGTATAATAAAATTTCTCACCTAATGGTAGTGATAAATTTTTAGAAAAAACCAATCTTCTATTTGTTCTGTCAGGTGATACATTATTTGGTGTTTTGTAAAATTCTAATCTAAAAAAACTTTCAGTTGTTTGTCTTAACATTAGTGCATTCTCTTTAGCACTTAGACCTGTTGGTTCATAATCTTGAACATATGTTGCACCACTTAAAAAATTAAATTTAAACCATATATCTGTTTGTGTTAATCCACTTGAATTAACGTAAGGTTTGTGTATGTATCTTACCGTCTCAAAATTTTGTACGGGGTTTATGATATTTTCAAGAACCTCTTTTTCCATTTCTTCCGCATTGTCTTGCCAACCAAGATCAGTTTTAAAAGTGTCCTCAGAATTTAATGTAATATTTTGGTCAATATCTTTTCTTAATATTTTCATCAACAAATTTTACTATCTTTAAACTTCTTTATTCCATCCGATTTATTAACATAATCTTTCTCACTTCTTAAATAGAAATTAATATCATTTTTTATATAATGAATGTTATTAATAAACGGATAATTTGTTCCATATCCATCCTGATCTACAAATCCTTGATCATATAAATCTCTCCATTTCCACACTCCCTCACTTTCAAAATATTTTACATTATCGGGCAAATTAAGTATTTCATCGGTATTTGAAGTTTCGATGTATGGGGATAATTGTCTTATTTTAATCCTGTGATAAGGTTGATAATATAAACCATGTAAATTATTTACAGATGATTCCGAAAATAATGACGCATCGTCTTGTCCATGATCAAATATTGATATGGGTGAAGTGAACTTATGATAGGCTTCACTTATTACTCTTTCTTTAAGTTCACTCTTATTATATTCAATAAATGCTCCTGTTAATCCCGTAGTTCCAATTGATAAAAAATTACCTGATGTAAATGTTGTACCCGATAAATTACTTGTTGTTGTACCTGTTGGTATATTTGTTTCCACAGAAGTGTTTCCACTAAAATGCGCGTCTATCCAAGTATCGTGAAAATTGAATTTCCAACCTACTTTTGGTGGGTAGTTGAAGTACCCATTACCATTTCTAAAAAAAATAGAAACATATAAATCTGTTGGTGTGTAACCCAAATTATTTGTTATACCTGTTAATGTGAATGGTTCCTTAAAATCATATATAACCGACTCCATTCTATTTCTTTCAACAATTACGTCATTTTCTTGCAATGCGTTTTCGAATAAAATTTTCTTTTCATCTTCCCATATTGGACTCTCAAAACCAACTTTGTCTAATATGTAATCTTCAGATGATGTTAATATTTTGTGTTTATGTACATAATATTGTGATGTTGTTCCCGTTATATTATTACGATCTAAACATCTTTTACCAACTACTACCGTGTTATTTACAAAAGTTACTCCTGTTGGGATATCGTTATTTAAAATATTAATTACATACTTTTCAGAATTATATATTTCATTTCCGACTTCTGTAATTAAAATTGCTTTGTTATTGATAATAACAAATTCACCATTTGATATTCCGTGCTCAACCGGAGAAGTTAATGTTGTATATGTTGTTCCGGTAGAAACTCTGAATGGTATTCCGTCTCCTGAAACAAAACCATACGATGTTCCGCCGGTCAATGTATATCTCATTGGGTAATTTGTATCACCACTATAAACATAACTTAAGTAAACATTCCAATTCTGATAAGGAGCATTTATAGTTGTAATTGTTGTGTGACCTGTATACCCTGTTAAAATTAAAGACGGCGAATAAGAAGATAGTGTTGATCCTGTAATTGACGAAGGGTTTATTACTTCTCTAACAACGTCATTTCTTAATAAAGAAAATTCATTATATGGTAAAAACCCAACCGCTTCACCAGTACCATCTCCGACCAAATATAAATTTTTCAACAATGGTTCATATGATGTAGTGCCTGAATACATGTTTCTAAAAATCATTTTTATTTTACCATGTATTTTATATCTTACACTTTCGTTTCTTTCTTTATTAAAAAGTTCATTTATATCTAAAACAATATTTTTATCCCCCTCACGTAAAAGATTTTTTTCTTCACTGAGATTAATTCTAATATCTACATCTTCCGCATCGGCATTTGCGAATCTTTTTGTCGGTAATATGATTTGTTTTTTTTCCATTATTCTGCGGATGTGAATGCTCCTTTGTCACCAAATAATTCAATAAATTTATCTAAACCAGTTTTTCCTACTTTTAATCCAAAATAGAACATAAATGGTGTTGAAAGTATTTGTTTATTTCCCGTATAATAATCTTGTGTTTCTCTAATTACAAAATCATAAGTGTTTAACCAATTTTGTGAATGCCATGTACCAGCATTACCAAATCTTGTGTATAAAACACCGGATATTGGTGTAATTGTTGTTTGACCTGTATACCCTGTTACATGCAAATATGTAAATCCAGGATATTCAGAATCGTAGATTGTGTGTGTATCTCCGGTTAATACAACATCAAATTCAATTTCGTTTGTTACATTACCAGTATCTAATGTTAACCCACTAAATGTATATGTCATAGGTAATAATAAGTACTTATCAGAAGAATCGTCAGTTGAACCTGTTAAATTATATGCATATGTCATTCCTTGTAAAGGTTGAACTTGAATATTTCCATAATCCCAAGATTGTTTATCATGGTAAGAATTATAAGGTCCAAATCCTGTACCCTTTTTATCCCATAAAAAGAATGGTACTTTTTGAGAAGATTCGGTAAGTCTACCTTGTACTTGTGTTATACCATCATTTGCAATATGTGTTGGTTCATTCAAACAAGCTCTTACTCTTTCACCATCTTCGTCTAAATAAAATGTTATAGGTAGTGGTCCATAATATGATGTTCCATTTTTAAAAACATTTGGTATCACATCAGGATCTAAAAATTGATACGAATACCCTAAGTATCTTGGGTTTTGTAAATCAAATTCTTCAATACCAACCTCATTGTTAATAGATATTAATTGTAGAATGTCTCCATTAAAAACTCTATTGGTATACGTAAATCCACTATTATTAAAAAAATCATTTATATCAAATGTATTGTTACTTACGTCCATTCTATAATTTATAGCCAATCCCAAAATTTCACCAAAACTTTGAAAAGAACTTGGTCCGATTGACCTACTAACAGAACAATTTGGATCTAATGATTTGTCTATACATATTTCTTTAATGAATTCATCTCTAGGTCCTAAATCAACTAAAGTTGTAGGTCTACCAATTTGAGTTAGTTTAATTCCACCCCAATTTGATTCAGAGGTGTAAATTGCTGATCTATAGTAAAACTTATCTTGTGATTTCACATACCTTATAACATCACCACAATATTTTCCTTTTTTACCTTTGAATTGAAAAAAGTACAGTGAACCCGATAACCAATTATCAATAAACGAGTAATTAACAATCCCACCACAAAATAATTTACCAACTCTTTTTCTTCTACGATATTCTCTTAAAATTTCAAATAATCTTCCATTTCTTTGTGAACCTGGTATTATTTTAAAAATACCATCAGAGAATTCTGAAAATCCTGATGGTGTTATTTTTGTAAATGATTCTCCATCAAATGAACTTTTCAATTCAAACATCCCGTTATCTGTTATTTTTGTTGCGGTAACATCATCGCCCGGATTATATGTTGATGATGGTGTTCTTCCTGTACCAATGAAATATGTTGAAACGATTGATTCATCATAAGGTATATCGTAAAGTTCACATCCCGACTCAACCGGTACAGTAATTGAACTACCATTTGATGATGTATTTATATCTCTTATCGTTACTGTAACTTCTTCTTGAAAAAGACCATTTGTGTCTTCAAAGGTTAATGTATTTGTACCACTATCATAGGAAAAAATTGTGGTTCCTGTTAATGAAGTTCCGTTTGAACCATATGTTATAATATATGACGATTGATTTGAAATAAAGTTTTCTATACTTGATGGTGTTGCTGCACTGTAACAAATGTCTGTTGGGTCACTAGATGCCGGATTTGAAAATGTATATCCAGTAACTATTAATGTTCTGATGGATTGATCAGTCGTTCCAACAATTGTCGCAGTACCAACTTCACAATAATCAGTATTATTTCCTAATCCACCCTGAACACCTAATGAATTTTCACCATTACACTCCTCACACTCGGGATAATTAATTAAATACAATTGTCGTTGTGAACCATCTTGTAATCTATATGCAAATTTCCTAATTGGTCGAGCAATAAATCTGGTTGGCCATTGATCAAAAGCGTCTGCCAAATTGTGAAATACAATTGTTAATGTATTAAAAAATGTTAATGTAACAAGATTCCCCAAATGTTCAATAAACAATAAGACATCTGCAATTAATAAACTAAATGTAAAATTTTTTTTACCAAAATTAACAGGAGGAGTCACAATATCATTTGAACAATCTTCTTCTTCCGAAGGGACTATTTCTTTAATTCCAATATATCTATCATTAGAAAAAGATGAATCTTTAAAGTGAATATTTTGAAAAGAAGATATTGTATAAACTTTATTGTATGTTACTCTATAAAAATAATCTCTTGGATAATATTGACCAAACTCATTATATAATATACCTCTGTCACCATCACTTGAAACCGCATCAATTGGATAATCATTCCATGATGTTGAGAATGAATATGATTTATCTGTTTCATCAGGTGTCGACAAATATGATTTATATTCTCTAATATTTGGAACCAAATATGATGCGGTCTTTCTGATTCTTTCATTACCACTATCGTCTAAAGAAAATCTTAATCTATAGCAAGCAGCGGTGGGGACTCCTTTATTGGAGTCATTCGTAATTTCATTTTCACCAAATTCATTCGTATATAAGAATTCAGTATTCATTGGTAATTCCATTACAAATCCACCGTCTTCAGGTATATCTTGATCTATTTCATATTTTTCAAGAATAGGTCTATAATTTGTGTCTTTTTTATGTGTGAATCTAATTGCTTCTATTTTTCCCGTTTTAGTTGTTAAATCACATTTTCTACCCATTTTTCTTCTGGGTTGACAATTCTTGTTTAACGCGTTCTTACCTGTATCAGTGTATGTACCACCGATTAAAAATGCCTTTGGTTCAATTTTGATACCTCTATCTGATAAATCAAAATCGGTTCTTGTTATTCCTATTTCACATAAATCTTCATTTCCCCAAAATGGATAAACCTCTATGGTTTTGTCATAACTTATAATTTGTGGAAGTGTTGACAAATCAGAAGATGATTTGAATGTATAGGTATTTTTAAAAGCATCTTCACCTAAACCTTGTTTTATAAAATCATATGGTCTTAAAGAGAAACATCCAACATCGGATAAATCAACATCAACATGTAAGGTTTGTTGTCCTATTGGCACACCCCATATCATAAAATCACCAGCACTATTTGTTTTAACCGTATACTTGTAATATTTTTCGTATACTTCTAAAACTTCTTCTCTATTCAATACCTCTGATTGATCAGGAAACGTTCCTGTCGGTTCATGTCCGCCATGTTGTTTTCTTGATGGTAATAAATTATATCTATATCCATTGTCATCAACATCGGATACACTTGATTTGTAAGGATATAATTTTGATATTACAGGATCATTTTCATCTTCTTCACTAAGTGGTATAAAAATTGATATTTTGGCGTTTGGTACACCTAATCCATTATTAACCGAAATTCTACCTACAACAACACCATAATCTGCACAAAGTGATGTGTATACCTCTTTTTGTGTAAATTTTAATGAAAGAACCTCAAGTAAATCAAAATCTTGTTTTAACTCAACTTTAATTACTTGGTCCTTACCGATATTTGTAGATATTCTATGTTTTTGTGTCATTCTTATAATAAATAGAAACAATGAGATTTTCTAAAATAATATAAGAAAATTTGAATTTAGAATGTAGTCGAAACCAAAGGTTTTATCCTCACTTTGATATCCTTATTTGGGAATCTAATTTGTGGAATTA